GGCGTTGTGCCCATGAGCTGATTGGTGATGGTGAGTTTGCTGCCCGAGTTCGCGATGCTGTGGGTGTACGAGATCATCACAGCTGCACTCGCGTCCGCAGACGAGAAAGTGTAGATCCCCGTAGAAAAGTTGACGGAGTATTGACCCGCGGCGGAAGGCGTCGTTACCCGGTTGAAACGCCTGCCGCTGGCAGCGTAGACAACGCCGAGATCGTCGTTGTAGTTCGCCGCATTGGCTACGGCGACAGTATAAGGCGTTACCGCCGGTAGGCTGGCGGCTTCGAGTTGAGAGACCGCGAACTGGCCGGTGGCCGGGGTTAGGCCAAAGAAAATGTCAGAATACAGCAGGCCCAGGATCTGAGCGAACTTGGCCGTACCGGTGATCTTGCCTTGCCCGCGCGCGACGGCCACGGGAAACTGGAGTTGGCCGTACAGCGGTTTGTCGGTCCAATCGAAGTCAATGTGGATGTCTTGCAGCACCCCGAACTGACGCGGGCCAACCCCGCTGCCGGTCACATCGGTGCGCTCGCCCCACACGGCACCCGAGCCGAAGCTCAATTGCATGTCATATACTCCCTCTCAAAAGCCTCTCGGCAGCGCCCTAGCGACCGGGCCCGTCGAGCCGCCGCCGAGAGGCCGTATTGGAGGCGTGGTCAGACGCACAAGATCTCAATCGGAAGGATTGCGATCGCCTGGTCCCCGAGGACGCCCTCATCGGTCTCGACCTTCCCGGCAATGTAAGCGTGTTGCACCATCACCGGCAGTCCGAGGTTCTGAACCCCCGTTACCGCCGATGGCGCCAGTGCAGCTTCAATCGCATCGAGCAGCGGGTTGAGGAGCGTTGCCGGAGCCAAGTAAGGGTCGCTCGAGTGCACGTAGATGTAGAAGTCCGCGTAAAGGGACCATACGATCGGCGCTCCCAGAGCCTTGCTCGCGGCGTGTCCGCCCTTTTCGCTCATAAACAGGGCGGGCTGCTCCGTCGGCGCGAGGTCGGTCCAATGGCGTAGGCGACGGTTTGCGCAGGCAAAGCGCGCCGCACCGACGCCGAGCGCCCAGAGTGCCGCGTAAATTGACTCACGGATGATCATCGGCTGCTCGGTGAAACCAGAATGCTGTTCGACCAACGGCGTTGCGCGCGATCATTGCGATATGGCCTGCGCCAGCGTTCCGTCGATTTCGTCGCGAACCGCCGAGGTCATATCGTCGAGCGCCGAACGGAGAAACGAGGGTTCAGCGGGACCCGGCACGCCATTCTCCGCTGGGGCACCGATCACCTTACCAGCGCTGGGGCTGACGAAGGCTTCTCGCCTGCGCCGAAGGCTGGTTCTGACACTGGTCGTGCCGGCCAGACCGCCTTTCCAAACGGCATTATGGAAATCGAGGCATATGCTCGCAGTGATGGTCCCGTCGCTTTGCTCGACACGAAAATCTGACTTCGACATCAGTCGCGCGGTGCGGCTCGTCGGCACCCGACCACCGATATTACCTTGCTGCAAGGTGCGCTGGAGGCGGATCCCGAGCCGGGTGATGCTGCGAACGAGCCCTGAATTGATTGCTCCCGGGAGGGTTTCCAGCCACTGCAGCAACCGCTGGTCGCCCACGAGATAGGAGGTTATCATGCAACCCCCACGGGAGCTCCGGCGACGCCTTAGGGCGATACCGGGATCAGGGACCCGGCGATGGGAGCGACCCTGCGGTATTGCTGGATCAGAGATTTTATCGAATCACTCATATCCTTTTGCGAATATGAGACTGTCTGTCCACCACCGATCGCCTTCGTAACCTCTCCGATACGACCGCGCTCGCGGTAGCGCAGCGCCACCAGTTCGATGCAGGCCTGGGAGAGGTCTGCCGGCGGCACCGCATAGCCGGCGGTATATTGCATGCTCACGCACCCTGCCTTTCGTGGCACTGCATACCCCCGAATCACTAGCTGGGTCGGTGTAAAAAGGTATCCGCTCTGCGCGGCCATTGCGCCGACCGCAGCCGTGGCGGATTGTGCTGGCGTCGGGATCGCCGGTATCACAATACCGTCAACGAGCACGCGGCTCACGGCGGTCACCGGGAATGCTGCGAATTGATACCGCACGTCGCTCGGGCCGAGGACGTTCCCCAGACCATCGCGCGCCTCGATCCAATCCTGCGAAATAATCTGCCGATTTAGCCAAGTTTGAATGAGCTGGCTCGCTGCGGTAATCAACCGAGTGAGCAATGCATCATCTGTCGTGGGAAAGGCGTTCTGCCCTGTCTGCAGCCATGCCTTGACATCGCCGAGTGTCGTCAGATCGCCAAAGGCCATGGGATCAGCCTTTGGCCGGCTTGGCAGCGTCGAACGTTGCCGAGCGCTGCGCCGGGCGGGCGGAAATCGCCCCGGGGGGAAGGTATGTCTCCGCCGGCTGAATGTTCGAAAGCTTTGACCGAGACGGCTGTGATCGGGTCACGGTATACCCTCCCGAAATGGTGAGAAAGCCCTCAGTGGTGGTGCATCGTTCCATGATTGGCGCCGAGCTGGCCGAGGCGGGGAGTTATCGGGTAAGCGCGCCGCCCCCGGCCGAACCCCGGGGGCTGACGCGACCGTCCCTTCGCAGTAGCTTAGCCGTTGGCGATATTGCAGATAACGCCCATTGCGAAGGGCGCGTAAACCGCGAGCGTTTCCTCGGCGTAGACGCCAACCTGACGCTGGCGGGTAATGACCGGCCAGTCTATTTGGTAGTAATCTTGCCGGGTCTTAATCTCCGCGACATTAGGCACTTCGTTCGACTGGTACTGAATCGGCAGGTTCTCGGCCCACCCGATGATCGTGCCGGGCGGGACCCGTGGGTGAATCCGCACCGGGATTCGGAGGCCGCCGTTGACCGCAAACGGGTTGTAGTAAAACTGCACCACTCCGGATGCGGTCACTTGGTATTCGCCACCACTACCGTCTGCCGGCGAGTCGAAGCGCAGCAGCGGTCCCGACGAGTTCGACAGAACCTTGGTGGTAATATTCTTGAGTTCCTGAGAATTGACGTAAAGTACGGTAGGCGACACCTCGAAGCCGTCCCACATTTTCTGAAACATCGTGTCGATTTCGACAACCGACCCACGACCCGATGCCGTCAACGGCGTCCCCATGCCCGCTGTGCCGGTAGGCATGATGTTGACATAAGCGTTTGACCCGGGTTTCAGCGCGGTGGTCAGCAGCCCATCATAGGCATAGCTTGAGTTCGCCGAGTTGTCGGCGTTGACCGAGGTCTGCGGCTGATTTCCGGTGCTGAGCGGGGCGGTGATGGCGAAGCTGTTGATCGTCGTGATCGCCTGCAGCGTCTCGGTGCCGGTGGCGCTGGAGACAAACCAAGCGTAGGCAACCGCGCCACGCATCGGGGTGACGCTGCAGAACAGCGTCTGGCCGAGCGTCACCGCGAGGCTGGCTTCGGAGCTAATGTTCGACGAACCGCCCGACAGCATATAGCTCTTCCCGTCGGCGCCCGTAACAGTCATTGAGGTGGCAACGCCGCTTACGACACTCGAATTCTGGTATCCCTCGAGTGTCAAGCCGACTACCTTGACGAAATAGGTCGCCGTCGGCAATGTCGCGCCGCTTCCCGACGCCGCCAGGGTTGGCGCTGCCGGGCTGCCCAGAGCCAGTGAGGCATTGCCGGCAAGGATCGCCATCTCCTCTTTGAGCATCATTTTCTGGAGTAAGCGGAAGGTCATGCGAGCTTGGATGTCCTCGAATTCGCGGCCGGCCGAGATTGACTCAAAGGTCGCCGCGTCTTCCTCGCCGATCGTGACGTAGGAGGCGGATTTGTTCGAGGTCGAATAGGACATCTGGCCCGAGCGCTGGCCTTCCGGGACCCAGCCCATCGCGTCGAAGCCGGAACCGATGATCGCGTTGACCTGGCGCCAGTTTGTGGCTGTTCCGGTGCCGCCGTCGACGCGGGGCATCACGTTCCTTATCGGGGTGACGAACGGATAAAGGTTTTTGGCCGGAGCCTGTAAGTCATAGGCGAGCAGACCGGACGCGGTCGAGATCGACTTGGCGAGTCCATCGTCCGGCTTGGCCAGGGCCCCTTTCAAGAGCTCTAGCGATTCCTTGGTGATCGTATTCATCGAAAATCCTCCCGGATGGGGGGCAATGAAAAAGCCCGGCCGAAGACCGGGCTTGGTGACGGCCGCTTAGCGAAGCGGAGCTTTGCCGCAAGGCCGCAGGGGACTTGGTTACCTTCGGCCGACCCGACTCACGGGGGCCGCGACGACTTTAGGCAGAGCGGGCTTGGTGCAGATAAGTCCTCTTGATCGTCGCCCGCGAGGACCCCGGCTACCGGTGGTCAGGGTTCGTCGGGAGCTATGCCATGCACGCGAATGGGCTTGGCGTAGCTGGCCTTAATTAAGGTCAGGGTCTGATCCTCCTTGGTCATTTTGCTGAGGGCAGACGCAACAGCTTCTGGCGACAACTGGATGTCTGCGGTTCCGCCACCGTCCTGCTGTTTCGATATCGAGACGCTGTTTCTCGCGATCGTTAGGGGCGGGAGCGGAGTGCAGGCGATGTCGTCGATCCGCTTGGACAGCCGGTCGAGCATCGGCATCATTTCGCCAAATGCCCTGACGAGTGCGGCCTTTTCAGCCCGCTCATCGATCAGCATCTTGGCTAGATCTGTTGCCGGCGTGCCCGCTTCCGGCTCCGATATGCGGCTTCGGCTCTGCTCCTCGGCAGCGCCCTTTGCGCCGCAGCGGCATTGCACGCCGGCCGCCACCAAATCTCGGTGCACCGCGCACAACCGCTCCATAGTTTCTCCGTCGTGCCGTAGACCCGCTTTGGTGAGTAACCAGGAAGCTAGCTTGTGGATGTTCTGGTCCTCGGTTTGGACGCGCTTTGTCACGGGCGTCGCACCGCGTGCGCCGACAGGTCTTGCAACCAGTGCTGAAGCGCTTGGCAGAGCATCGTCGTCGTTTTGTGCAGCAGTTGGGGTCTCGCCGACATCTTCTGCTACCAGGGCATTCAGAAAATCGAGCAGTTCGGAAACTTTGCCGTGCATCCGCAACATCGGTTGCAACTCGTCAGCCGCCATCGTCTCCTCTGCATCGACCGCGTCCCGAAGCCAGTTGAGCTCCTGGATAATACGCGCCACACGTCCCGGTTCCCTTAAATTCACCTTTATAGCCGAGCCTGATGCCGTTTCATCCACAGGCCGAGAGTCGAGGATGCTGCGGGCTTCCACTTCCGCGATCGCGGCGTCCGTTTCCACAGCTCCCTGCTCCTTTTGGGGTGCACACTCGAGGTTCGCTTCCAATGGCGGCAGCAGCGAAGGATCTGCTGCCCCTAGTGACCGGGTCTCCAGACATTTCACCGCTTCGCTCTTGGCGCGATGATGGTGATCGGGGACGCCGCAGGTCCAGATTTGAACCGGTTGGTTGAACGGCTCTCTTGCAGACCCGGCCGGTGCCGGCGATGCACTGTCGGCGTTCGCTTCGCAGTAGAGCCCCCCGGGTATAGCGACAGCAGCTTTCCAACAATCGAACACTGCTGCGGGGTTCGCCGGGCGGTCGACTAGCGAAATCTCGTTGAGCACCAGGCCGGTGATGGCCTTGGAATTGGCAGCGTCGCGCTGGGTGACCCGACCGCCAATCGAAAAGCCGCGATACACCTTATTCTTGACCTTGGCGACTGCAACCGGGTCGACGACGTGGGCGACGATCCGGGTCATGCCGTCGTCACCGACCTCGGCCTCCAGCGTCGTTCCGGCGGCTGACAGCTGATGCATCTCACGCAGGGCCGGAAACCGCATGTAGTCCGGGAGGGCCGCGCGTATCGCATCGGCCCTAACAATCTCGTCCTGGTCGTCCACTGTTTCCGATGTCGCGATCCCATGCACGCGCACGGTTCCGTCATCCTGGGGCTCGACCTTCTCGATTGCGCCATAGAGTCGCATGATCACGTCCCGCCTATTAGCCTTGGTCGCTGATCAGATCGTTCGTCATTTTCTCCCGTGCCTCCCGGTACAGCGGGGCCTGATTTTTGCCGACGCCGGAGGCAAACGACGGTTGCTCTGCCGCCGCTTTGAGAGGCCTGCCGGCGCTCCGCGCCAGCATCGCGATCGCTTCGAACGCCCGGTCCCCTCCCGTCGAATTGTCGGGAACGAGTATCTTGACCGCCGCGGCAGCAACACCTGCCCAAATCGGATCTCTCGTAATCCAATAGCAAAACGTGCCGGCGAGGGTACCAAGACCGATAACGGTGCTCGGCTGCGGCAACCATTGCAATGCCGTGGGCTTGGTCATATTGGGTTTATCCTGTCAATTCATTGCGCTGACTTCGAACCAGGTTGCAACCAAATCATTGGCTGCGGCGGCGGTATAAGATGAGCCTGTCAGAGCAATCACAATGGCCCCCGTCTCGATCGCCGTCGGGAAGACCGGCAACCCGATCCCGCCATGACTGCCGCCGAGAATCGCCGAGCTCTGCGCGTATTGAGTGTTCGAGCCGGCGTCGCCCAATTTGAAGACGTTGGACGTCAGCTGCCAGCCAACATTATTGTTCGGCGTTATCGCGTCGGCCCAGGCACCGGTATCAGCGATGACACTGCCGGCGACAACCACTCCTGCGGAAATCTTCGCATCGAACCACAGTTTGGCGCGCTTATCGTTGCTCGATGGTCCGGTCATGCCCCGGGCGGTGATGCGGAGCCCCCTGCCCGCGACATCGAGGCTCAAAGCCGGCAAGGTGTAACTCGCCAGAACGTCATCGGTGGTATCGGCACTATTGCCGGCGAGCGGATTGCCGAGTTGGCGAGCGAGACTGCCTTCTGCGAGCAGTGTGCCGGTTCCCCCACCGAAATACGTACGCATGTTCGAGGGCTCGGCGCCCATTCCGGGCACGACGCCGGCCAAAATCCAAATCGCGGCGCCGGCTGCGGTCGACAAGCAGACCCAGGCGCGCCCCCCCGCAGTGTTGAACCAACGAGAGCCTACTGAAAATCCTTGAGTCTGATCGCTGAGCTCAGTCGGGTCCGCGGTTGTGGTAAAATCGTTGTCGTCGGGCAGCAGGGTGCAGCCGCCGCGGATCAAGTCGATTACATCCCCGATCGCAGCCGCGGCGATCACGCCCTTCTGATCGGCCCTATACGATCCGCCCGAGGTCTGAAACCGCGCATAGGGAGCAGGCGCGAGCAGCCTATTTGTCATCGCTGGTTCTCCAAATTATCGTCGCCCTGCCGACGCATCCACAGCCACGGGTTCCGTCGTCGCAATCCGAAACTCGGACTGCGGATTACCCGGGTGCGCTGCACAGGACCGTTGCGTTGAGCTTGAGCACGCGGCCATCGTCGAGGACCGCCGTGCCCTCGAGGATGTAAGTGCCGCCGGCTGCGGAACTCGGCATACCGCCGACAGACGCGACTGAGAAGAAACCGTTGCGCATTTGCAAAGAGCCATCAACTGGCGAACGCACCTCGATCGTCGTCTGGGCCGAAGCCGCCAATACCCGAGACTGCGGTGTCGGATCGGTCGCGGTCTGATAGGGGGCTAGTGCGCAAGTCCAACTCGTCGAAACCATCGTCGCTGCACCGATATCCGAGGTAAAATCGAAGGCGAAGTTGTCAATCTCGCCGATCTCGATCGGATCGAACGGCGTTGCCAAGCGCATAGCCGAGTTCCTCATTGGCCTCTGAGCGGGTGGCTACTGCGGGAAACCGCGAAGACACTTCAGCTCTTGTCACAGATGTTTGAGAAGCCGCATCCGGCCGGGTGTGCTGAGAATACGCCGGTTGCCGGGGGAGACCAGCAGCCGTTCTAGCGACACCCGCACTGGCACTGGCGCCGGGGCCTCTGACCACTCGATTGCTAGGAACGCGTCAGCGGTCAGCGGTATTACGGTGGTGCTTAGCCATTCTGTCCGTCCTGGCGCGTCGCGGGCAACGAGGGCAGCGAACTCGGTGGGCATCGGCAGATCCCACGGCAACGACGCCAGCCATTCAGCCGCGACATACCGATCAGAAAAAACTTGTACCGACCACTCGATGCGAGCGGACCTGTCTCGGGCAACCCCGCCGCCGAGCGCGATCGGCAAAGCAAGAAGGCTGTTCAGAACCGCCGCCCATTCCAATCGCATTCGAGGGTCGCCCCTTGCAGTCGCGAGCGACTCGCCGGGCAGCCAGCCATCGGCTCCGCTCATTGACAGCAATTCCGCCGAAATACCCGGATCGCTTCGAGCGCCCGCCATAAATTCGCATGAAGCGGGTAAATTGTTACCCTGAGCTGCCAGTAACTCGAACCCTGTCACGTTTCCGGCTGTTCGGCTCGCCAGAAACTCGGCCGGATTGGGTGCATCCGAAACG